AAAATGGCGGCGTCGGATTGTTTGTTGCGCGCTGTGAGTGTGCTTTTCAACGTGCCGTCATTGCCGATCCAGAACGCCTTGACCGGACGCGATGCGCCCGTGACAGGATCGGTGACAATGCGCACAACCCCAACGCCGTTTTGCGAGGATAGTGCCGCCCGCATAGTCTGGACGTGTTCCGCCTGCGTGCTGTGCAGCCCCACCAGCCCGCCTTGCCGCGTGCCGTTTACCACGCGCCCGCCAATGTCCAGTGCGGTGCGCAGTGGTCCTGCGCCAGCCTCCAGCCCTGCCCGGATCGTCTGGGCAATCATCACGCGCGTGTCGTCAATTACCTCAGTCACCAGCCTTGAGCCCAGGTCCCGTGCAATCCGCTCGGCCCGCATATTCCGGCCCCCGAATGACTGCACAACGCGGCTGGCAATTGGCGCGCGGCGGGTCGCGTGTTGGAACGCGCCCATCTGATAATTGCCGCCAGCGGCCAGCGCAGCCGTGATTGCCGTATCTGTTTTGAACAAATCGGCGGCGTCGAACCGCAGCGCACGAAACGCAGCGTCCACATCACCGCGCGCAATGGCAGCCTCAAGTGCCTTCATGTCAACACCCGCCCGCGCCTGACGCATGGCCGCGACAAACTCCGACTGGACGCCCGGCCATGTCTGGTCCAGCAGTCTGAGAAAGTTGCGGCGAGTGTCGCGGGTTGTCATGTGTCTTGTTCAACCATCGTCAGTCCCATTGCGGCCAGTGTTGCCAGCGCGTCGTCACCCACACAGGCCGTCAACTTGTCGGGCATGGCCGTCACTGGCGTCGGTGAGAACACCAGCGCCGCTTGTGCGCGATTAGCACCTGCCATGCTGACGGTGTTGTCAGTGTCCCATGCGGGGCGCTGTAGGGCTGTCCGCGCGGCTGAGGTGAATGCGGCTGACACAGGTAGGCTTGCGACGGCGTAGAGATTACCGTCCGCGTCCTGCCAGTTCAACTCGCCGTAGGTCAGCGCGTCCGGTACACCGAACCCCAACACCATGGCTAGTTGGTTTGCATCATCCTTCAATCCATCGGGGCAGGCGATTGTTAGCCTCATTAGAAGCCTCCTGTAACGGTGACGGTCCAGCCGCGAGCGCGCAGCGTTGTGATTGCTGCTTCACCCGTTGCCGAGGGTGCCGAGCCGCCCGACTGGTCGAATACCCGCGTCCCGGCGTTAATACCGGATGCCACGAGCGAAACTAGAACATTGTCAATGCTGGTTTCGGTTAGGGCTGTGTTAGTGAATGCATCAGCGAAGTTCCCGCCTTTTATACTATCAAAGGCGTTAGCGGGGAAACTTGTTAGGCCAGTGCAGCCAAACCAAGCAAGGGCGAAATTAGCCCCCAATGAAGTATTGATCAAAGGGAAACTTGTTAGGCCAGTGCAGGAGCGCCAAGCATTACTGAAGTCAGTCCCCGATGAGGTATCAATCAAAGGGAAACTTGTTAGGCCGGTGCAGCCAAACCAAGCAGTGTTGAAAGTAGTCCCCGATGAGGTGTCGATTAGGGGGAAACTTGTAAGGCCGGGGCAGTTGCGCCAAGCACTGTTGAAATCAGTCCCCGATGAGGTATCAATCAAAGGGAAACTTGTTAGGCCGGTGCAGCCAAACCAAGCCAAACTGAAATCAGTCCCCGCTGACGTGTCGATTAGAGGGAAGGATGTGAGTTCCGCCCAATTCCGCCAGTAAGACCCAAAATCCGTAACCGCCCCATAACTCGCCGTCGCGCCGTTTGCCACAAAATGTGCCTCAGTATCAGCCGCCTCAGTTGCACTCAAAGCCCCGTCGCGGATCAACTGCCCCACGAGTGCGGTGCCGGGGAAATACAGACCGCCCCTCCCGCCAATGTCATAAGCGCCCGCAGGGATTGTCACACCGTAGGAAGCCGTGCCTTGGTCGGTTGCCAAGACCATCGTGCCTGTAAAACCACCGACGGGCACTGTCATGGGTAAGCGATCATCAACATTGTCAACCGTGGCGCGGGCAGGGCCAGTCTGGTATGTCAACCTTCTCGCAGCCGTGGCCTGCGTGGCGTGATTACCGTTGCCAGACTTGTCACCCATGTACCCGATTGGGTCGGATGCCGCAGTGACAGGCGTGGTGCCGTCTGAAAGCTGAAACAGCGTGGATAGGTCGCTGGATTCATACCATACGCCCTCGGCGTCACCTGCGAATAGGGCAGATGGGGAGAAGCCGCCGGATCGCATTGCCCCTAGCCTTAACAACCGCAGCCCGCGAAAGGCTAGGTTACGCATCCGCATGGCTTACGGAAGCTACCGACGCAGTGTTTGCAAACGCCCAAACGCGGTTTGCTCCATCCACACCCGGCCAAAGCTGCGCAATCGTCAGATCAGCAGCAAGGACATTCCCGCCACCCAATACAATTGTGCCCAGCAGCGTCGATGGTGCTGTAACGCCGTTCGTTGCTTGCAACATCATTTCGGTGGCGCTAACCGACTGCACCCTGATTGACAAAGCATTTGCGTTGGTCAGTTGCGTCCAGACTGCGGGCGGGATTTCGACATTGTTATTTCGTGCCATGATCGTTTCCTTTATATGTCATTTGATCACCTTCACCATCCAAGAAATAACAAATCCGGCAGAGTCCATCGGAATAACTTCTTGCACGGGCCAATTCACGCCGCCGATTGTCAGCGCGTCGGACGTGCTAGGGGTAATCGTCACGCCGTGGTTCACCAGCGAATAGACCAACTCACCCGCACCCAATGCCAGCCCGGTCCGCTGCGTGTATGCCTTGCCGGACGGTTTGGCCGTGAAGGTGTGAACCACTGGCGCGCCGGGTGTGGGGTTCCATTCCGGGCCAGTGGACGTTCCGGGCCGACTGATCGTGACAGACACCGCGCCTAGCCCGTCGCCCGCATCACGCCCCGCCTCAGCGTAGGCCAGTGCGACTTCAGCGGCTATTGCGGCCCCGCTCATACCAGCCTCGGGCCGGTCGAGTAACCGTAAAGCCCGCCGCACTGGCGCAGCATGGCCTCGATTTTGGTAGACCGGGGGATGGCCGCGCCGCCCTTGCTGGCGTCACCCGTTACCTGCCATTTGATATCACCCACGCCGACAAGAACTTTCTGATCGGCTGGCGTGAATGTCTTGGTCCAGATGCCAGGCGCTGCCACCTCGGCAATGGCAGCCTCATAGGCGGCCTCCACGACATTGGCGCTGTCAACGGTGCAGGTCGATCCGTCCAGATAGGTGAATTGGATGTAATCGGACGCGCGAACAAGCGCGTGCAAAGTCGCGGCGTCGTCAGCGATTACCGTGCCACGGTCCCCGGCGTATGCGATGAGTGCTGTGGTGGTGCCGATCATGTGACGCTCCAATGAATGGACGGGCCATGACAGCCCGCCCGATGGTTATTTTTTGCCAGTTGGCATGACGGGCTGTGCCGCCTTGGCGTCAGCTTCGGCCGTCATCGGCACAAGCCATTCGCTGCCAATCCATTCTGCAACGCCCGCATTCTTCGCCAGATCGGCGGAAATAGGAACGTCGCCACCGAGTTTGACCTCGGTGCCGTCTGGCAGGATAAGCAAGCCCGGGTAGGTACTGATGTGCTTTGTCATGGTCACAAACCCGTACCGTACCGCACCGCCGAGGGTGTGCGGATGCTGACCGGCGCGAACCGGAATGCACCATAAGTCCGAACCTCAAGCCCGTAAGCCTGTGGTGCGAGGAACATCAGCGGCATGGGCATGTGCAGCTTCACAACGCTCGGATCGTTGCGGTAAGCCACCATCTTGTTGGTCAGATTGAAGTCCGAAAAGATGTTCAACGGCTGACCAGTCTGGGCGGTGTAGACGTTCGCGCGCCGGATGAAGTCGAGGATCGTCACATCGCTTTCCGGCGCGATCTGGCGGGTGGCCAAATCACCGAACTGAGCGATCGGCAGCACGATGGTATCCGCAATCTGCGTTCCAAGACTTGCCGACTTGATGCCGGTTAGCAGGCCGTTAATGAACGCGAGGATCGCCTGTGGCGTGGACAGTGCGAACGTCGCCGCAGACGCAGCCGATGTGATGCCTGTGGTGTTGAAGAGACCTTCAATCTCCATGTCAGCGTTGCCGATCAGCGCCGTGCTGTTGACTAGCTGCTCATACGCCATCCGCGCCGCATTTGCCGACTCAGTAGGCAGGTTCATGCCCAGTTGTGCCGCCGCGCCAATTTCCTCAATCGAATAGGAATACATGACGCCCGCCATATTGACGGTCTGCTCAAACTT